GATCTGTTGTTGAACCTCTGTGACGTCGTTGGGATCCACGAACGTGAAGATGCTGCTGTAGACCTCAGGTGCGCGCGCGTTGGCCCGACCCGTGATCTGCACCGTCATCGGCCCGTTTTGCACGAAATCAGGTTCGATGCGCGTGACGCGCATGTATTGGTTTTGACCTTGCGTCAAATTGGACAAGTCGGCGGTCTCGAAGTAGGACTGGATCGGCGCAATGTTTGACCCGTCAAATTCGTCAACACCCTGCTCCTGCACCCAGACGCGGTAATCGTTGCCGGTGCCCTTTGAGCCAGCAAGGATCGGCGATCGGAACGAGTTGTTAAACTGTCCCGCAGCGCGACCCTCGTTGGGCAGTATGGTGTCATACCATGTGTTCTCGCGCACGTTATAGACCACGGCATGCGTGCATTCGGTTGCCTCACCGCGCGGGTAGCACCACCAGATCTCACCATACTTTGGCACCTTGAACGCAAACACTTTCATCGACTGGCTCATGTTGATGCCGTCGAAGAAGTAATTCAGGTTCATCGAATTCGGAACCTCGCGCACGACGCCGTTGAACATCAAGAACCGGTCAACGCCACACCAGAAAAACACGCCGTCGTAGTCCACGACGCTGTTCGGTGAGATGATGGACGTGTCGGTGGCCACGACGTCAAATTGGAATATTGTATCACCGCCGGTGAAGGTGGCGCGAATGACAGCGTCATAGGCCCAGAATAGCCCCGCAGGAGCCGTTCCAGAGCCAGCGCGCAGTGGTAGCCCCTTGATGATCTTTTGGCCCCACACGCGCGCTAGGCCAGCGCCACCGGCAGTGTCTGTCAGGTTTGTGGGTTCACCAGGCTTAGACCATCCGACGATCCCGTCGGTGCCATAATAAAAAAGGTACGGGTGGAGGGAGACGATTCCACCCGTACAGTTAGCGTCAGGCGGTAGGTTGACGCTTTGAACAGGCTCGGTTCCGAGAACCTTGCCAAAGAATATTTGACCGCCGGTGGAGTTGCAAGAACATCCAAGGTTCGGAGCAACGTGGGCAATCAAGTAATTTTCATTGCTGGATGAATCGTATTGATAGTCGAACATCCACATGTTTTCGTTGCTGGTAACGTAAGCGTCACAGCCGCCATCCATGTCAGTATCGGTCGCCACAATGGTCGTCGTGGTCGTGACAACCGCATATCCGTTTTGGTAGGATCCGTTGTTGCTCGCGGTGATAGTGATCACGTTGGCCACGGCGGCGGCGGTGTAATTCGGCGTTGACGTGTAGGCGTTGATATTCGTCGCGACATTTGTCGCCGTAGTGTTCAAGTTGGTGCTGAATGCAACCGAGCCAGACATCACGTTGACGCCATTGACCGTGATGCTGTCTACCGAACCAGCGGCCCCTGCCGTAAGCGTCACCGTGCAGTGCGCCGGCGTGGGGACAGGTGTGCGGTTGGTGACAATTGAGCTGTTGGCTGTCGAGTCCAACGTAAACCGCTCCAACAGCGTGGCGCTGCCAGAGTGACAGTAGACGTATTTCATCTGCGTAAAGTTGGAAAACCCACGGCTGATCTCGGTGAGGTATTTTTGTGTTGCGCGGTAGCCGCCCATCTTCCTGGGCAAGCCACGTTGCCAACGGACCCATTGGCCGTCGGTGTAGAAATTGCCTTCAAACTTCGTGCCGTCCCGTTTAATGCCAGGGTCTGACTTTAGGACGATCGTAGTTTCTGGCATCAGAAGCTCCCGCCATTTACGGTGCCCGCAAGGGCAGGGCCGAGAGCAGCCCAAGCAGCCGCCTGATCTACGGCAGTAAACAAGGCTGTGCCGACCGACGTGCCACCGAGGTTGATCAATGCCGCCCCAGCCGTAGTCGCGCCAGTGCCGCCCTCTGCAACGGTTAGGGGAACCGATATGCCTTGCGTCGCCGCGTTCAGCACGTCTGTGCCGTCGCAGTAGAGGATGACGCGCTCATCCTGCCCGACGACAAATCCAGTCCCGCCACCGGATGGGGAAATGGTCAGCGTGTAACTTCCGGTCGTGCGGTTATCGACCCAATATTGCTGTACCGTCGCGGGCACAACGACTGTCCGGTTGCCCGTCAAGGCTCCGGTAAAACGATAAGACACGCGGTTCAGCTCGGTGCCGGTTAGCGTGTAAGTTCCGGTGCCAGCCACGCTGATGGTCGTGTAGTCAAAGGCAAAGACGGCAGACTTGCCAAAGCCGATGGTGTAAAAGTCAGACCCATCACAGGCAATGATGGCTGATTCACCAGGCTGGAAGGACTTGAATGAATCGTCGTCGATCGATGTCACCCCAGGTGCGTCCGCGCTGATGGCACCGGACCCCGAGTTGCGAAGGTAGACAAACCAGTTGTCCCCGACGGTGATTGGATCCGGCAGGGTGAATGTCCCACCGGCTCCGGTCCAGTTGAACATCTTGGCGCGGTCGGCCAGCGTCGTGGTATAGTTGGAGTTAAAAGCCGTTATTGGCACAGACTGGCTGAGCAACGTGCCGACGGCGACGATGCCCGTGCCAGCCAACGACGAGGCATTCGCGGTTGACGTCGTCGCGCCGTATTGCAAGGAGCGCCAAGTGCCAGCGACAGTCGTGTTGTTCGTGAGGTAAACCTGCCACAACGTGCCCGCCGCGATCGTGACCACCTGAACGTTAGCTGCGTCACGGACGGTGAAAGTGTATGAGCCAACATTGTTAAACAGGATGGTGTTGCCGGTGCCGGTCTTATTGGCGTCCGGCAGGACAATGCTAAACCCATTTGCAGACGGCGTAACGTCAGTGATCCGCGTGGCGAGGTTTACGTTAGTGGAAGTTTCCTCGGGCCAGCTTAAGACAATGTCTGTTGATAGAGCGACAGAGCTATAGCTGATCTCGCTGGGATAGATGTTCGCACCGCCGAACACGTCTGTATAGGTAGTCATTATGCTTCACTCCTATTCGCCGTGCGATCCATGATCCGCTTCATATCCTCTCCGCTGAGAGCCTGGGCCGCGCGGTCGTACATAGCCTGCCACATTTGGACACGTTCATCGTTCTTTAGGAACGGTGCCGTTTCCAGCAACGTCGCGTAAAGAAGAACGTCAGGCGCGTATTCCGTAAGCCAGTTGGTTTGGAAGTCTTCGCCCAAGAAGCGGGGTTGCTCGTAATACAAGATTTCAAGCGGGTCAGCCGCGTTGGGCGTCGGGGTGATCAACCAATGCTGGTAGTCGTAGTCAGCGTAAAACTCAGGCGCAGCCTGTTCAGATTCTGCGGGCCAGTAAGACCGGCAGTATTCATACGAGCGCGTGAAGATAGGTGAGCCATTGACGGTCATGCTGACAGTGTCACGCCAGCGGTCGGGCTTACGATAGACAGCCACGCCAACCGCCAACGACGTCGTGACGGCACGGATGAACCCCTCAATCTTGAGTTCTCGCGCAATGCGACGCTCGCCCAAAGTGATAAGGCGAGGGAGTTGCTCATAGACAATTTGATCGCTCTCGGCAGTAAAGCCGCGTTCGATATAACGACGGACGTCTGTAAGCAGACTGTCATATGTCATGGTGTATGCCATGTGCGCTCCAGAATTAAGATCTGCAGCTGATACAGCGTGCGCCGGTGTGCGGAATTATAGCCTTGAAAGGGCGTGAAAGGCAACCCAATTCAGAATACCCCAAATTGAGCGTGAAAGAACCTTACCATTTAACCGAGGAGCTTGGCGAGTGTCCTCGGGCCAGCGATGCCGTCGGCGATCAAACCGTTTCTGGCTTGCCATTTTTTCAAGGCAGCCTCGGTGCCGGGCCCGAAGTCGCCGTCAGCGGTGATGCGAAGGGCAGCCTGCATTTTCTTGACGCCTTCACCCTTGGAACCCTTGCGCAGCGTTTCAACGGGGGCAGCTTTCGCGGGGGCTTTCGCCGGGGCTGGCGCGGGGGCAGATACCTTGCCGCCCAGCGCAGCCATAGCCTTGGCGTAGCGCGCCTGACGGTCGGCAAGTCCGATGTCCCCGCCATTGATGATCTTGGTCAGGCGGGTCACGTCGCCCGTGTCTGCGACCTCGTTCAGGTTGCGGCTGCCCCAGAACCACAGTGCGCTCTCAAGCGCGCCCTTCTTGGTCAGGAGGTGCGCGGCGGCTTCCTCGGCAGTCATGCCAACGGTCTTGCCAAAGGCGGTCGTATTTGCACGGCCGGTGACTTGCTTGAGACCTTTTCCAGAAAAAAGCCACCCGTCGCCGTCCTTCACATTGCCCAAAGCTCCGCCCTTGGAGCGGTTCTTGTCCATGTAAACGTAGTTGGCGATTTTCTCGGGCTTGCCTGCGTACTCGGCGGCGTTCTCTTTGCCGGCGCCAAAGTAGCGCGGGAAGACCTTCAGGAGGGTGGCCTCCTTGTAGTTCAGGTTCTCCTGCAGAACTCGGAAGTCGGAGCTCTCGTGGGCGCACTGGCTGATGAAGCCAGCGATGCGCTTGTCGGTGGTGATGCCGTACTTGGGCAGCATCTCGTTTAGGGCAGTGCACCATTCGCCGACTTCTTTATTGGTCGGGATCATCACGGCCAGTTGGGCTTCGGTAATCAGGCTCATTTCTTGGGTCTCTTGATCGGCACCTTCTTAACGACAGCGCCAAGGATCGAATCCTGATCTGCGCCAGCCTTGCCAGAAAGATTGGCAAGCAGGTCACCTGCGTTGCCCGTGGCCGCCGCCTTGATGGCGTTCTCAACTGGGTCAGGCAGGTTCACCTTGTCCAGCACTGCGTCCACAGCCTTCTCTTTGAGCCTGCGGCCCATGAACATTCCAACAAGTTTGCCGATCATTCTTGTGTCTCCTGCGGTTCGTTGTCGCGTTTACGGTTGTTGCTTGCGGCCATCACGCCGCCCAAGGCACCAGTAATGAAACTGGCGATGGGGGTCAGGATGGAAAACAGGGCACGGTCATTCTCTGAGCTTTCACCCATAGGCTGGGTCACGAAGACCAGCGAATACAAAATAATGAAGATGCTGCCGCCAAGGATCAGCGTCAGCGAGACGCCAACAAAATATCGCAGCTTGGCTTCAAGGAAGTCAGGGTTGTTTTTGCTCATGGCACAGCCCCTCCCGTCAGATCAGTGGCGCAATTTTTGGTTCGAAGGCAGATCGGGGGCTTACACGGTGGCGTTTCCCAATTGGCTGGGTCTTGGCACGGATACCGATACCAGCCGTCGCCGCTGAAATAGAATAGAAAACCGATGCCAATGGCAAAGGCAGGCCACACCCAATGCTCCAGAACCATCGCTACTATCTCCTTCCCAATGCGCTATGAGTCTTCGTCATGTCGGCCTGCGTGTACCGCTGGTAGCCAAAAATATCAGGCATGGGCACAGTCACAACCCTCGCGTTCGTCTCCAAAGCCACAGATTGGGCAACGTCCATGAAGGATACTGCCTCTCCCGTGCCAAGATTATAGACGCCAGTCTCGTTTAAGTCAAAAAAGCATTTGTGAACATCAATCACACGCTCGACAGGCACGAAATCCCTGCGGATGTCTTCGCTTCCCTCAAAGACCTCAATACACCCAGTCTCTAAAGCCTGACGGCGGAAACGTGCGTGCGGCGATGGTTGATCCTTGTGATCTTCGTGCTGCCCGTAGACGTTGAAGTAGCGAAACATTTGCACCGGCACACGCCAACTTTTCCCGAGCACAAACTCCTCAACCGCACGCTTTGACTTGGCATACAAGCTCTGCGGATTGGGCGTGTCGGTCTCGCAGAACGTCGTGGAATCCGCGCCATATACGGAAGCCGATGAGGCGAACTGCACCGGAATGCGCCGGCCGGCGCAAGCCGAAATCAAATCTATGCTGAACCGGATGTTCTGTTCGTAAAGCATCCTCCAGTCGGC